TTATTCCCCTTCCCTACAAAGAGCCTTCCTCTACTCTATTCCAGATGTTGAATTTCGTAGCTAATGCTGGGCAGAAGTTTGCGGACAGCACGGAGCAAGTTATCTCCGATGCTGCCTCCTATGGACCCGTTGGAACTACTATGGCTTTACTTGAAGCAAGTAGTAAGTTCTTCACAGCCATACACAAAAGAATACATAAGTCACAGAAGGATGAATTTAGAATCCTTGCTCGTATTGACTATGATTATCTTCCAGAGGAATATCCCTATGATGTCCCATATGAAGATCGTAGTATTTTCAAACAGGACTTTGATGGACGCATAGATATTATTCCGGTCAGTGATCCTAACATTCCATCCAACGCACACCGGATGATGATGGCAAACATGGCATTGCAAATGGCACAGCAGTCACCACCGGGTATGTTTAATCTGGAAGCTCTTAACAGAACTATTCTTACTGCTTCCAATATGCCAAATGTAGATGAAATACTGCCACCAAAGATTGAGCCTCAACCGCTTGATCCGGTATCTGATATTATGGCTTCTACAAAAGGTATTCCCATTGCTGCATTCCCCGGCCAGAACCATGATGCACATATACAGGTAAAGATGGCCTATCTGCAAGACCCTATGAATGGTGCTAATCCTATCATGCAAAGAGTTGCTCCAATTCTGCAAGCAAATATTCAAGAGCATTCTGTAATGAAGTATCAGGAACAGATGAGTGGCATTGCAGATCAGATGATGCAACAAAATCCTGAACAAGCAAACAATCCTGCTGCTATTGAAATGGCTTTAGCAGAAGCAGCAAAACAAGTTCTTAATGCTAATCAAGCAATGGGTCAGGCACAATCTCCTGAACAACAGCTTGTTGCACTTGAGCAAGCTAAAGTTGAACTTGAGAAACAGAAGCTTCAGTCTGATACAGTAACAGATGCAGCAGAACTTGAGATTAAAAATAAAGAACTTGAGATAAAAGAAACTGCACAGATTATTGAAATGCTGAAAGCATCTGCCACAGCTAAATCAAGAGAGACACAATCTGAACTTAATAGACAATCTAAAGAAGCTATAAAAGATGCAGAGATTCAAGCTAAACTAGAAATTGAAGATGCTAGAATTGCTGCTGATATGTTAAAGAAGCAAATACAAGATGACAAAGAAGTGGATATGGCTGCAATGGAAAATCTTACGCAGCTTGCAAATGAACAAATGAAGGAGATGACTGATGATGAAGAAAGGTAAAGGATATCCTGAACACGTAAAGGATACTGGAAAGAGCTTTGGCGATCCCTATGCTGAAGGAATTACGGGTGGCCGTACCACACGTAGTTCTCTTAATGAGTGGCCCAAAGAAACATGGGAAACACCGGAACCAATTAAACCCACCCGTAAGAGTACCATGTACATCTAGACATGGACATTTGGGATGAAATAGTAACTGAGTACAATAAAGAAATTAACAGTTTGAGATTAACATTGGGTAATGGTTCTGCTGAAGATTACTCACACTATCGACAAATTGTTGGTTCTATCTCCAGCCTAGAATGGGCAAGAGATAATTTAACAGACATTGTAAAAAAACGAATATATATGGAGGACGAAAACTAGAGA